TTTGTTGTTTAAAATAAATCTTTGCAGTAGTTCGTTTTATTGACATTAATTGTCTTATATAATTATAGTAGTCCTTTCCACATATATCTTTTAAGTTTTTAATATCTTTAAAAAATAGTTTTAGAATAAGTCTAACATTATCAGCAAATTTTGGGTTACTTAGGGTGGCAACCAACCCAGTAGCTAATCCAACATTTATTTTAGAAATTTTTCTTGCTTCATCTTTAACATCCTCATCAATTTGTCTATAAACAGTTATCAAATGTGTTACTTTTTCTGCCAACCTATTTGTTTTTTCTTGATCTTGAATTTGATATTGGTTTTCATCATCATCATTAGTTTCATTGGCAGAAATAGAATTTCCCTCCTCAGTTGATTTATAATATACCGCCGCAAAACTCTTTAAACTTTGAGAAATTCTATGTCTAGTTTCCATATAATAAGATGACAAACCATCCATATCAAAATCTTTAATTTTATCATTATATCTTTTCATTAATTCTATTGATAAATAATATATTGCATTTGGAATAGTTTTTTCTCTAGAAAATAAATGAGTTTTTGTTAATGAAGTTATAGCATAACGAAAAACATCTTGGTTACAATATTTACTAAAGTATCTATCCATTTGTTGACTATATTGGCGAATACTAAAATAAACAAATAGATAAGTAGCTGTAGTAATATCTCTTTTCTTTAAAAAATATGATAGGAGAAATAAATAAAATGTAGTTGGATTGTCTTTAAAAAGGTGAGCAAACTTTTCTTCTTTTCTTCCTGCCCAAATTTTCTTTCTAAACTCTTTTAGATCAGAATCATTTAATCCAGTATAATGTAAAAATTCGTAATAATCTTTTTTCACTGACGGAACAAAGCAAGGTTCTGATAACCCTCCAAGATTAGTTGAAACTAATTTAGTAACTAATCTTTTAATTTGATCATCTTGAATATGAGCTTTTTTTAATAACTCTTGCATTATACCACCCTTACAGTAATACTATTTTTTGTGAAGAATACATATTCAGGACCATATTCTAATAGTTGATTCTCAGTTAAATCAATTAACTCAAAATTAAAGAAGATACTTGTTTCTGGTTTCTTTAATCTACAATGACTAACTCCATCAATTTGTTGAACAGTATTTATTATTTCTGATCTGTAAATTGTAGCATTGCTGCCAAACCTATCTTTAAATGTTTCATATACAGTATCACGAACAGTATTTATAAGAGAACTTACTGTTCCGCTATATGTTAAATCTCTAAATACTTCTATTTCTAATTCTATTGGTATATTATACATAGGCAATTCAATCCAACCATTATCAGAGAAAATATAATTCTTATCTAGATTAGAAACATAAACAATTGCATCAGCAGTAGGTTCATCAAATAAATAAAGAACTGGGTATGCTGACCCATCAATACATTGAATTATAGTTCCAGTTAATGGATCATTCGCACAATCTGCTCCAACAAGAATATATCTATCCCCAAGAGATGCGGCAGGAGGAGGAGTTTGAACAATATCAATTACATCAGAAATAGTTGACTGATTAAGCAACATATTAGACATCATACCAATAGTATTAGTAAATTTTATATTTGCAAAATCTGTAAGCATTTTATAATTAGATAAATCCATAGTAGAAATTAAATTCTGTAATATTTGCAATTCAAACTCTTCTTGATTAATTGAGTCATAATATTCTTTTTCAATTACAGGAACATCATATACTATAATATTAGTTCCATCAACAACTGCATTTGATCTCATAAAATTATATAAACTCTTTCTAAACGTAATTTTTGCAGAATAAGTAGCAATTAAATTAGTTGAAGGATCAGAAATTGTAAAATCATATGTTTGTTCATTTTCTGGAATATCTGTGTATGGATCAAACTCTAATACAAATTCATTAGCTGTTGAATCATTTGCCATTAATGCAGTAAGCCCGCTTGATCTAACTTTAAATTCACAATCACATGCATATGCACTTGTATTTTCTGATCTATAATGTAGTTTAAAAACTCCCTTAGTTCCATCTTTATAAACTTTTAATTGATCTGCAACAATTTCAAATGTAGATGTTGGGTAACTTGTTTCTAAAGCAGGTAATAAAGTTACAGAAAAAATAACATATTCATAGTTTCCAACTTCATTTACAATATCCATATCAATATCAAAGAGGGTATAAAAATTTCTATCCCCAATTGTAATAATTGTGTCTCTTACTATTCTATCTTGAGTAGTTGGAATAGTAAGAACTGCATTTCTAGTAGGAACTAAATTATCAACTACTTCAGTTCCTGTACCATAAATAATAGCTGTAAATAACTCAATTTCATTAACTTGTAAGTCTGATCTCTTTAATACTGGAAGTGAATTTTGTGCTATAGGAGAATCTTTAACAATAAGGTTAATATTCTTATAATCATTTTCTGTAACTAATCTATTTAGAGAAGTAAGAGAAGCAATTGAATTTCTTCTAATTGATTCAAGAGATTCTTCATTAACTCCACCAAATGCAGGATTAGCATTAACAACTGAATAATCAACTAACTGTGTAGACCCGGATCCTGTTGTTATATAAATTCTATCTCCGTCTTTAATTGACCCAGCAATAACATTTCCATTTTCACCTTCTGTAATTTTAGTAGTAACCAAAACAGATGACCCCGGAATAGGTTGAAATCCAAATAACCCGTTACCGAAACTTAATCTTCTTCCAATATCAATTCTTCTAGAAACATACCCTTGATCAGTTGGAGCCATTAAAAATAAACTTTGAAATTCATTCCATAAAGTATATCCTGCACTAGCAGGCTCTTTTAATTTAACATCCATTCCTGCTACTTCACCAGTAATAGGAACATCAATATTTATAAATTGATATTGCTGAGTATCGCTATCAATTTGAAATTCTTGAGTTACTTCTTTTACTTGAGTAATAGGAAGAGTAAATTGAAATGAATTAGTAGTTTGATTAATATATAGATTATATTTTTTTGGCCCATCAGTAATAGTAACAGTTACATTAGAATTATTTTGTACTATAACAGATGTTTCATAAGTTGTTTGAAATTCAACGTCTGTACTTGCTTTAAATTTAAATCCATAAGGTAAAGTAAATGATACCAATGGGTCTTCAAACCCAAATGGAAAAGTCATCAAAACAACCGAAGTTGCAGGAGTAGCTTCTTGAGTGTTATAACCTAAGAATGCTGATAAGTTTAAAATAGAATCTGGTAATTGAGCTTTTGTTAAAAAGAATTCTCTATAAGTTGACATTTGATAAAATAGTAAGTTACTTGTTAGGGTAGATAAAATATCAATCATAAAACTTAAAAATGACGATTTGGTTAAATCTACATTTTCAAGTTCTAGATAGTTTTTAACCTGATCACTTATCTGACTTCTTATACTATCTCTAGATGTATAAATCTGGCTAGATAACGTTGTTTCAGCCATTATTGATCTCCTTTAGCAAGGGAAAACATTTCTCAAAGGGAAATAAAATCCACTTTTATTATCAAACATTTTCTTTAAACACCCTTTTAATTCTTCATGTTTTATTAAAAGTTTTGAAATGAATTGTGCATCCTCTATTGTGTGAATCTTTTTATCATATTCTACAAATGAATATATATTTTCAACTTGTGTATCAACTTCATCTGTTGTTCTACTTTGAAATACTTGTGTTCTTAATCTCCAAAATCTTCTTTCAGTATTAGGATGAATTTCAACACCTGTAACTTCATACACTGGATAATTATCATTATTTGGATTTAAATATTCAGATTCGAATTTAATTAAATCACCGGGATAAGGTTTGAGATTATATGTGCTTGGAATAACCAATACAGTTTCTGAATGTTTAGTATAACCAATATCTTCTGCATTAAATGAAACTGACATATCCTCAGTAAAATAAACAGGAAGTAATAGTATTTTATTTCTTTTTATACCAGATAATTCTCCTATTTCTTCATATGCCCCACCCATTAAATTTTCATCATCCCAAATTGTTTTATCTATATTATAATTATAATAAGTTGCTAAAAACGCAACTACATGCTTGCTATAATAGTTATAAAGAAGATCTTGATACTCATGTATATAATCGTATATACGACTATATAATTGCATGTAGTGTTCTGTCATTTAGGTTTATTCCTCAATAATCTTTGTTTGTATGCTATCCTTAGTTCTGAATCAAATTGAATCTTTTCTTGTGCCTCTTTATCTCTCCAATGTGCTAAAGCATCTAATAATTTTTCTTTACATTTATATCTATTACCACGTTCTTTATCACATTTTTTATATTGATCTTCTAATCTTTTAACTACTTCGCTCGCTGATAACCAACCACATTGAGCATTACATAATCTTTGAGGGAATTTTTGTTGAGATAAACATTTAGATACACAAGCAAAATTTATTTGTTTCATCATATAAAATAAAACTGTACCAAGCATAGGAACTGGAATTGCAAATAATCCCAATGTTAATAATTTTTTAACTAAATTTGCTTTAAAAGGATCAATCTTTGGAGGTTCAACAATTGGGCCTATTTCTTCTTTATCTTCTACTAACTTTTTTTTTGCATGTTAAATTCATTGTATAAAAGTAAATGTTTTTTAAATGAAAGAGTTTTTCTTAAATCTTCATTTTCATAAATAAATTTTGCTATTTGATTTGGAGTTAATTGTAAAGAAGCAGAAAGATTTTTTGCTCTAGACATTCCACTTCTCATTCTGAATGTTGGTCTTGTTTCTGGACTATTAACCTTTATATCTAACTGTCTTATTTTTACTTGTAATTGTTGTACTCTTCCAGCCCATTTCATATACTCGCTTCTTAATTTTCTTTCACATTTATCTGGATTTTGAAAGTCATCACATTTACCTAAATCTGCTCTTAAATCATCAGTTACTTTTCTAGCAACATCTAGTTGACATTTATATTTACATAGTTTTCTCTTGCTAGAAAATGGAATATTTGCATAACATTTTTTCTCACAAGCATCAGTTAATTTTCTATAAATATATAATGTAAACATGGCAATAGCAGGAGCCAACCCAAAGAATGATGATCCTGCTATAGCGGCGAATGAATATTTTAAAAATTTTGAAAACTTACCTTCAAACGCTCTTATATCCTCAGTGATTGTTAATTTAACAACATCTTCATATGTTAACTCTAAAATATAATTACAAAGTTTTATATGTTCGGAAAATGTAGTTTTTTCTTTTACCACTTTACTATTAATAACAATTCCTAATAGATATTCGTGGCCACATTCTTTTATAATGTCTCTATCTTTTTTAGTTAACATTTTTACTCCTTATTGTTGTGGGACGCTTTCAAAAAATCTAAAATATAAATTCTGGTCAATAACTACTTGAAGATGTGAAGAATCCCCTTTATATTCAACATCTATATTAACTTGAAATCCCTTTTTATTAGGCAGGTAAGAAATTTTAACATCTTTAATAGTAGCTCTTTCGTCGTATCTTTGAATTGTTGTTATTACTTCCTGCCTAATTTTTTCTTGGGTTATATTATCTGCTGGCTCAAAAACTAATTTATATAAATTGCTTCCATACTCAGGGTCAAAAATATAACTTCTTTTTGGGGTTATTAATATATTATTCCATGAATTTAAAATTACTTCTATTCCTTCAATTCTCTTAAAATCGCCAACTGGTGCAACTGTTGATACATAGTCGGAAACTACACTTCTACTTCCAGCTACTGTTTGGTTAAATCTTTTAAGAAAATCGACCACTTATTTTAACCCCTTAAATTTAAATTTTTTAGACATTTGTTTATTCTCTTCTTCAATTTTCTTTTGCCTTTCTTCTTCAAGTCTAGATTTCCATTTTAAATAATCAGAAAATCTCTTGACAGGCATTGCCATAACTTCGATGTATGATTGCCCACTCATTTCCATGCAAGCAAAAATACTTTCATTCATTTCTTCTTTAAATTTAATTATTTCATCATGCTGAGTATAATGCACGAAAAAAGTTTTCGACGAGTTCTATGTTATAAATATCATCTTTTCCACATGAACTGCAAAAGCTTTTCATCTTTAATTCAATGCCATATTTACCAAAGTTTTCTTCGTATGTTTGATAAATAGCTCTTTTATCTTTAGCTGGTAATGCCATATAAGCATCAATAACATCAATTCTATCTGTATAAGATACTGTAGCACCAGTTTCTGTTTCTTGTTCAAATTTATCAATAATCAAAGTCTCAGTAATTAAATCAATTGTTGTGCCTGGGTTATTACCAAAGTTTTTAATTGCATATAATTCATCAAAAAGAGTAGGTTGTTTTATATAAGCAAATACTCCCTTTGATTTTGGCAATTCAACTTTATGTTTAACTGTTAAAATATCTTTTTCTGGATACGCATGAAAATTAAATGTGCTAGATGCTTGAACTGTTACTGGGTATGTATGCCCACACGCAGTACATTTTACTTGATAGTTTCTAATTTCTTCATAGGTTATATGATACAAACCATATAACAATGCATCTCTATCTTTTAAAGTAGTGTTTCTCATAAATGTATCTAAATCTGTAATGTGATCTGGTTTTTTAATTATAGAATCATAAAGACATGTATTTAAATGTTCTGCTACTTTTAATGCTGTAACCAAACTTCCTTTTAATCTTTCTTCTTCTTGTACATTCATAGAACGTACAGTAAACGATTGTTTAGTTTGTGGAGTGATTACCTCATACTCTGGATACTGGATATTAAACCCTTTGAACGGCATTGTAAATCTCCTTTCGTTCGCTTTTAGTTTTTAAATTTCCATATATTTATGGATGTTACATTACTCTTGCGTTTATAATCTGTTGTTCAATTTTTTTAATGGTATTGGAAAATGTTTTGTTACATTGCTCTGGATTTACTGTTTGACTACATCTTCCAATATGTTTTCTTAATTCATTTCGTTTTTCTGATAGAGCTTTAACTTTATATTGTTTCAAACAGTCTTTTTTATTTTCTTCCTCTCTACATGCTTGAGTAGATCCGGCATAAATTTTATAGTATGCCTTATTTCCAGCTGCTAAAGCTGATGCAATTATAATTGATGTAATTAATAAATTCCCTTCTATTATAACTAAGTTGGTTATTTGTTTTCTATTAGCAGCGTGTTCAATAAAATTAAGTAACGAAAGTTTCTCATGAACTTCCAAATTGCTCTCATAAATACAAAACGCAGCAATTGTTTTTAAATTCTTGGTAGAAAGTCTATCAAGATTACCCTGATTGTTTTTGTCCATATGCTTTTACATTTTCCTTTACTGCTGCAAATGTAGTTGCTAATGTTACACATTTAGATCTAACCCAATTTTCTCTCCAAGTATAATCAATGTTGAAAGGTATATCAAGATCTACTCTACCAACAGTTTCAACATCACTTGAGAAAGTATCTTGTGGATCTTTAGTTGGGAAGACACCATCATAACATGCAAAGAATTCTACAGTTTGAGCATCAGGAGCTGTTGTCCAATAGTATACTAGAGCAGCATATGTTTTCTTTGTATAACCATCTCCTTCTTGATCACCATCTATTAGATTAGAAGTACCAGTTCTGTAATCTCTAATCATCTTTACCCAACCATGCATAATATCAAGTAAAGGAGTTCCACTAAATTCTAGGAATTTCATTGATACTTCATTACCATAATCAACATTTCCTGGAACTGCCCATTTGATACCGCCTAATCCGGTAAATTCAATTTTGCTAAGAGTTCCACCTGGAGGAGTTACTCCTAAACATGATGCAGCTAAAACACGCTGAATATCACCAATACTTCCAATTTTGCTGTTACCTGTTTCTTGAACATATTTTAATAGACCACTTGGTAGCTTATCAAACCAAACAAAATGATAACCGCTTACATAAGGATCAGCGACTCCCATTGTTGTGCCACCAAATTTTCTAGTTAAAATATTTTCTCCTAGTTGAGCAAAAGAATATCTCATTTTAATTCCTCCTGAATTACTTATAACACTTTATATTTAATACGTTTCTTTATAACATTTAAAACGGTGTACCAGTCCCCGTTTTCAATGTTAATAGCTTTATCATCAATGTAAAAATCAGCAGCTAATTTCTCCGATGTAATTCTATCAAAGTAAATATCATTTGCCATTAACCAATCAGCAACTTTATGAATCTCCTCTGAAACATCTTGATTATGTTCTTCCGCATTTTCTTTAGAAGCTCTGGTAGTAAATATTACAATTTCATATCTATTATCTTTTAACCAATTAATTACATCTCTAGCTCCATCGAAAGGATCATCATATATACTTCCGTCCGAGTAACCTTGTGAATATTTATGAATAG